TTACAACGCTAAACGAGTCAAAATACTTTTTGTCCAGTTTGTAAATCGATTGCCATGTCGATATGACAATAGGATGATCTGTTTTCTTATCTTGTCCTGCAAATACTCTATGAATGTTGCTGGGATCACTATAACCATAGTCAATAAAATCGCTGGCAAGCTGATGCACCAAAGAAGTAGTTGGCACAATAATAAGAGTGCGGAAGCCGTTGTCCCTAAGATAGTTTTCATAGTACCTCACAAGTAAGTAAATTATATATGATTTGCCTGATGCAGTTGGTGATAACATAAGAGCGCGTTTATTACGAACAGCATAAGCAAAAGCTTCATCTTGGTAGTCTCTTCTTTCATATTTACTTGGTATACCAAGACTATCTATAAATTCATGAGCTTCTTTTAATGAAAACTCTTCTTGAGAAAAGTCTGACTTATATTCTATCTCATAGTTTCTACTCTTAGCAAATTCTTCTACTTTAGAATTTAGACCAGCATATAATGTACCAGTCATGACGTTGTAGAGTCTGATCTTACCATCCCAAAACTTATTCTTATAAGCGGGCATGAACTTTGCTCCGGGTACTTCGAATGTAAAGTACTCGTTCAGTTCATAAGCTATACCCGGTTCACAAGTAATCTTGTTAAACGTTTCGTCTAGTTTTGTGATCTCTATTATGTCTGTCATGCACCCATCGTAAACTTGGTCCATTCGATAGCAGACTTTATTTGAAAGCCTCTATTCGTTAGACTCTTGATGATAGACTCTAAGAGTTCAACTTTTTCTTGCTGAATACCAATCTTGAGAGACATATCGATTATTTCTTTATCAGATTCCATATACATCGGAACGTCTGCTTTCAAGATCATACCTCTGGGTGGAAGTCTCCAACTAGACGGAGTCTCTTCGCTCGGACCCATAGTATAGAATTCATACTTAGCTAGTTTAAGCTGCTTAAAATCATTTTCATATTTGCGCAAGATCATACGCTCAGTAGTGTAGATCTGATAATACTTATGATGTAGTTTTGGAATCTTTAGTGCTTCATCACCGAGTTCTGTTTTATCGATCTCAGAATCTTTATTCCACTCTTCATAGATCTCTTCAAGTTTCATATTTCCCTCACAAATAATTTACATTATATCATAACAATGACAGTTTGTAAACTACTGAGGTGGGATTACATCGTACATTGTATAAGCAAATTCTGCGCTAGCTGTAACGTACTGGACATCTTGCATAGTCGTATCGAAAGTAACGTCTGAGAGATATGTAGGAAAAGCGTCTCTAAAAGAGAATTCAAAGTTTGGAGTCTTAGTTGAATTTAAAATGATTAGACCAAGATCAGATCTCAATCCTTCACCAGTATACTGAGGAACAGTTGATAAAGCTGAGTATTCATCGAAGTTATCTGGAAAACCAAGAGCTCGAATCCAATTATGAATCTCCATATAGTTTGTCAGATCTTCGTCTACTTGGAAAGTGATGCCAAACGTTCCATAAGTCAAGTGTGTTCTTGTCGTTGGAATAGGAACAAACATGTTTGGAATGTCTATCTGTGGAATCGAGATAGACGGAATGTTAGCTTTCGTAACAAAGAAATTGATATGAGGAGCTCTTTTCAGCAAGAACTTAAAGTTCAGCGGACTAAGAAAGTTCTTATTGACAGGCGTATTATCGACGGCAGACATGCATATCTCCAGTTTGTTCTAGATATTTATCACAGCTGCTGTAAGCTATTATACAGTATTTTTTATAGTTGTACATAAAAAAACGGGGCCCGAAGGCCCCGTTAAGTTTGCGGCTTGAAACCGTCTTTTTATAAAAATATATATTTTACATCAGGTTATTAACGATCACGCGGCGATAGTACTTGTTTGTTGACAGAAGAAGCTCGCCTGAACCCTTGTTAAGACCTTCTGCGAATGGGTTTGCAACCATTCCGTAACGTGTCTTAAAGCCGATCTTAGGCTGGAAGCTTGACTGATCAACTGCACGAACCATCTGGAGCGGAACGTATGGGCAGTAGAAGAGACCAGCGTCAAACGCTGAAGAACCCTTATAGCCAACTGTGAGATAGTTACCACCGATCGCATAAGGATCAATGTAAACGCGGAGGCGACCATTGAGAACACCTGCGAAAGTGTTACCTGTATCGTCAACCTGAAGGTTGTTGCTGTTAAGAGCAGGAGTGTAGTCGAGAACACCAGCCATCTGAAGAGCAGACGCAACGTCTGATGAACAGATGAGGATGTTACCCTTGCCTCTACGGGTTTGCTTAGCGATCTGGTTAGCTTCGCGTTCAAGCTGGAACATAAGACCCTTGAACTTTTCAACTGACCAACGACCGTTAGAGTCTGTATCGAGGTCGAACACACCAGCAGTTGTTGTGTTGTCCTGAGCACCTGCAACAGCTGTGATGTTAACTGTACGAACAACTTCACGGTTGATTTCTGCTAGAATTTCAGCCGAAAGAATGTTTGCAAGTTCTGTCTCAGCGTCAAGACCATGAATTGCCTTCAAGTCTTGTGCAAGTTCCATTGTGTATTCTGCCTTGAGAGCACGTGACTTAGCAGTTACAGTTACCTTTTCGATTGAGAAGGCCATCTGAGCGAAGTCAGTGTTCTGATATGTGCCAAGCGCTTCAGCCTGTGCTGTTGACATACCTGTACCTGTGTTATAGGCATAAGTTGTTGACAGTGGTGAAGTGTTTGTTGCACCAGGAATTGTACCTGTGAATGCAGAAGTTGTGCTGTTACCTGAACCAAAGCTTGTAGCTTGAGTTGTGTTGTTGCCAGGAACAGTTGAGAATGTTGTATCAACTTCGTTGTAGAAAGTTTCGTTACCCTGGTTGCCAGAATAAGAAGTTGAAGAAGTACCGTTACCTTGGTTATTGTACTTGCTACGCATTGCGAAGATCAAGCCTGTTGGGCCTGTCATTGGCTGAACGCCAGCAATGTCGTAAGCGATAAGGTTAGGCATCGCACGACGAACGAGTGAGATCAATACAGGATCGAATGTATCGATACCGCCTGAACCCGCTGTTGAAGACGAACCACCCATATAGTTGGCAGGTACTACAGAAGCAGCAGATGGTGATTCTGTAAGAGTCTGGAACTGACCGTGTGCACCAGCTTCGCGAAGAGCACGCTCTGTGTTTTCAAGAACAACAGCAGTTACTGAACGACGATTCTGGTCCTTAATAGCACCAAGTGCCTCGTGATCGAGGACCGGAGCCCATTTCTTTTGGATTTCCTCAGCTAGAAACATTTTTGTCTCCTTTTTGTTTCTGGTTGTATATTATTTATTAAGAATTACTTCTTAAGAGTTCTAGAAATAGCTTGCACGTATCTGTTTACTGAAGGATCAGTAAATGTCTCAGTTACTGTTTCACCAGCTTCGAAAGTTTCTTCTTCGATGTTTGTTGAAACAGGTGCAGTCTTCTCGCTGGCGAAGTACTTTTCCTTGATGATGGAAAGCTTCTTGGCGTATGTTTCGACGTCGCCGTCGAAGTCAATGCTCTCAGCGAGAGCTTTGAATTTTTCCTGCTGGCTAAGTGCTAGCTCACCAACATAAGATTCGAATACTTGATTCTTTTCTACGTCTACGAAAGCTTTCTTGAGCTCAATGTTTTCATTAAACTGTTCGTTAAGCTTTGCTTCGAGTTCTTCTACCTTATCAGCTAGTGATTCGAGAACGTCGACCTTATCTTCAGGAATGTTGATGTAGTGTTCTGTAAAGAGCTTTTGCAAGCCACCAATGAACTCTTCCATAATTTCGTTACGTAGTGTTGATTCAACAGCTACTGAATTTTCTTCCATCCATTGCTCAACTACATAGTCGAGATATGAATCAACTTTAGTTGTAAGTTCTTCGTTGATTTCTGAAACAGCTACTTCAAGATTCTTTTCGAATTCTTCTTCAAGACGTGCTGTTTCTGCAATTACACGAGCTGTAATAGCAGCTTCGAAAAGTGTAGATGCCTTATCTTTGAATTCTTCTGAAAGATCTGAACCAACAAATAGTTCTTCAACATCTTCTCTAACAGAAAGCTTTGGCATAGGATCTTTTGTCTTAGGACCAGTTGAGTGTGAAGCATAAGAAGCGTGCATATCAACAGAAGATTGATTTGAACCAGACTTATCGCCTACGCCGTGGTCTTTACCAGGACCAAAAACATGTTGCTGATCGTTAAACCACTTAACAAGATCTTCCTTACGCATTGCATGCATTGCGCCGATCATGTGAGCGATATATTCGAACTTTGACTTTTGATCGTCCGTTACTGGACGTGCTGCAGGATGTAGAGAGTCGGCAGCCATTGTGCCTTCTTCAATTTCGTTTTTTACTTGATCAGTCATTTAAAGGTCTCCCCTATGGAATTTACTAGTATTTATACGTTTTATTTCTTAAATGTCAAAGATTCTACGTAGCTCTCAAAGATACGCAATTGGCTCTCTTCTAGCTGTCTTTTTGACATCTTATGAACTGTTTTCTTGACTTCATGTAATTTTTCTTCGTGCCATGTATCCTTGACTGGATCATAGATCCATTCTACGTTCTCCATAATGCCCTTAACGAAAGCATTAGGGGCTGAAGGATCGGCTACGATATCGGCGGCTGTAGCAAGATGGAAGTCTTCACCTACTACCATCGCGCCGTCTTTACCCTGTGTTAGAGTACCCATACCACGTGAAGACACACCTAGATTAGCACCAGACTTTAAAAGTCCCTTAGCTATATTACCCATTGGAGTATCAGTCAACTTTGCTTTACCGATGAAGTTATCACCGTCACGATAAAGTTCTGTTATGATATGTGAAACGCGATCAAGATTGATAGATGGACCCTGAGGATGACCTAATTCACCGTATGCACGATTATTTTTTACTACATCATTTACATAACGATTCACTGCATTTTCCATAATGTTTAATGGATATATGCGACCGTTTCTATTTTTGATACCAGCTTGTAAAAAGATACCCTTGATATAATGGTCTTTTTCACCGCTCTCTTTTGCTTCGGTGATGTATTCCATATTCTCATAGAGTTCGGTGATGAGTTTCATCTTATTATCCCTTAAATGCTACTGGTGCAGCAAAGATAACATTAGTCGCTGTATTTGCAACTAATGTTTCTGTGAAATACTTTTCAGTTACTACAGTTTGTCCTGCACCTATTGTAAATGTTCCTACATTGGCAGTAGTATTTGCACGAGTAATAAGAAATGTTGTAGTTGTATTTGAATTTAACAGACGAACAAATCTAGCACCACTAATAGTATTTGCTGTAGAATTACAAAATTGTTCTGTGCCAATTGATTTTACAAATTCGGTCATACATTAACTCCTGAATTAACATCTGCTGAAAAATCTGGTGCTGAATATGAAGGATTTGAAGGCATCTGCATTGGTGTATCAGTTGTTTCATTTTCTTCATGATCGCTGTATACCATATAATCATGTACTGCACCGATCATTTCTTTAGCAGCAGCAATTTTAGCTTGAACCCAAGGTTCAATGTGTTTATCAGCTGGCATATTTGAAAGCATGTGCATAGTCTTATTAGCGATCGCTTTTAGTTCTGTACGAACCATATCGATCTCTGCACCCGTATCGTCTGTCTTATATTTTGCAATATCTGAAGAACCGTGCACTGAACCAAGAAGAGGCATAGCGAGATCTTCTTTAACTTCTTCGTTCTGCTTTGCATAGTAAGCAGCGAGAGCCATTTGCTTACGCTTCTCTTTTGACTTACCAGCAAACTTAGGATTCTTTGAATGAACGAAATCGTGAATTGTTTCGCCAGCTGTCGTTGACTTTGTTAGTACTTCATTTACTTTTGATACTTCTTTAATTGGCTTCGCTGACCAGCACTCTAACATACCATGAACAGGGCACATTTTACCCTTAGGTGTGTGATTGCACTTAACATCTTCTGATTCTTTTACGGGAACGAAATAATCTTTCTTTGACTTTTCGTGATTATTACCCATACGAGAATTTTGTGGTGTGTCTAAAGAATACTTTACGTTCTTGCTATGATCAGGATTACCTTCTGGTTCATCCCATCTTTCAACACTATGCTTAGCAACGAATTCATCTTCGTCACCCGACTTAGGTTGATAATCGACTCCCGGATCTTTACCCAATGAGCCAGCAGATGTCTGCGCAGCGTGCACGCCCTTGATTCTATCATGAGCTTGCTTTAGAATATCTTTAAGCGGTTTCGCCATCTTGCTGTTCCTCTTGTTCTGTTTCGACCGCATCAACTTCTACGTTTACATCTGCATAGTCTTCGCTGCCTGCTTGATCACCGAACATCGTTGTGGCTACTTCCAACTTTTTAGCGTCTACTGCTGCCGCAAGACGGTCCAGCATCAAGTCGTTGAATGTATCCTGAAATTCGACTGGCTTTTGTTCATAAGCAGTTGAGATCAGATCTTGTATAGTGTGTTGTGTGTCAGTCATTGTTCATCTCCAATTATTTATTCTTAGCTAGAATTTGAGCTGCAGATTTAAGCTTTGCTTCGTCTGAAAGTGATCTATTTCTCTTCTGTGACAATAGATCATACGTTGCTTTAGCACTCTGTAGCTTCTTTGTCTTTTCATCTGTTTCTGGTGTGACAGCTACGTCATCATCGCCAGATGCAGGTTGTTGATCTGTTTCACCCTGAATTGGATTACCGTCTGGACCAACAGGCATATTAAGCTGTTGCTCCATCTGTTCATTTTGTAAGACTTGTTGATTGATCCAACGAGGATCACCGGATTCACTCTCTTCAATGATCTGATCGTCCATCTCTTTGATGTCATCTTCAGACTGTTGAAGAATGTTCTTACGTAACCATTCTTGTGAATAATACTTACCGACCATATCTTGCATGTTACGAGCAAGATTGATACGGTTATCCATAAGCTCGCCGTCTTTCAATTCTGCAAAGTAGTTGTCTTTAGCAAAGTCATACTTGATGTCGGCTGCAATATTATTAAAGTCTTCGATCGTCATGATTTGCTTTAAGACGAGTTGAGTCTCAAGCAATTTAGTAAAGATTTCGGCAAACTTACCTCTGAGACGATTGATAAGACGAGCGAACTTTAACTCGTCTCTCGAAACTTCGGTAGCTCTACCCAACGAGAACAAAGCGTCAGAATTAAGTCTGTTGACAGGCACGTTTAGTGTCTGATAAAACTTCTTCTGGAAATAGAGAACATCATCCATCTGGCCGAGTGTTTGACCACCAGCAAGGGTAGTAACTTCCGTACCCTTACCGCCTTCACGACGTGCTATCCAATAATCTTCTAACATGGTCATGAACTTACGATCGTCTCTGATATTACCAGAATCAGCATCGTAGATCAGACGATTCTTATGTTTAACCATCATGTCTCTAATGTATTGTTCGGCTTTCATCTTAGGCAAGTTACCGACATCGATGTACCAAACACGACGTTCTGGAGCACGCGCGATACGATAGATAACGAGCGCATCTTCAAGAGTACGTAACTGATTGAGAGCTTTAATAGCTTTGTGTAGATACGAAAGTATCATAGTGCCATTAGTATCAGTCAAACCAGAAGTGATATGAAGAATAGTATCTTTCGCGATCTTTAAGCCAGCTGTAGCAGGACCAACTGTTTTATTACCGTAGTTGAAGCCCTTATCGTTAAAGATATAGTATTCGTTTTGTGTCTTAGTCATGACAGGATCACCCTGTTGACCACCACGAACTCTCTTCTTTACGACTTCACGTACTTTTCTAATCTTACGAGGATCGATGTAACGTAATTCTTTGATACCAGCTTTAGGATCTTTTTCGTCGATGATCTTATGATAGTATAGACGACCGTCGATATACCAACGTCTCATGATTTCATAAGCATGACGACGGAAATCAAGAAGATTAAGACAGTTCTTAAACTCTTCTCTAATAGCTTTTTTGATATTGTCAGGAATATCTAATTCGTCTAGGTCGATCTTAACGAGTTCTTTCTCGTCTAAAGCGACCATCTCGTTTACTATTTCGTCTACTGCGTTATCGCATTCTGGTTGTAATGCCATTTCACGATACTTAGTAACGAGTTCAGCTTCTGTACGGACTGTGCCGTCGAGATCAACGTAAGTGCCAAACGATCCACCCGCGGCAACGACAACGGCACCATCTTCTTGATCCTTAGGAGCAAACGACGGTGATATGTCTTCTTTTACTTTACGTTTAAACTCGTAGCCGAATAATTCTGCCATCTATTTTCCTTTCAAAGAAAGGGGGAGACGAGCTCCCCCATCAATAACCAATATCGGATATTAGGTAGATACTGGGCTGGTTGCGTCACCATAGTACGCGTTAACCAGTTCAGTACCCTCTGTCGGCAACCAGTAATCGTAAGAGAATGTTACGCCAAACTGTTCGATCTGGTTTGTTGTATCCCAGTCTAGAGTGATCGCATCTACTGTTGTCGGGAAAGCACCGATGATGTCATAAGAACGAATCACGTTGCCATCTTTACTGTACTGAATAACATTGAGAACTGCTTTATAGTCAGCTTCGCTGTTATATGTTTGACGAACGTTAGCTTGAAGCTTGTTGAGTTCGTTTGACCACTTTTCGAACATAGAACGAACTAAGAAATCTTCGTCGTTCATGACTGTTACTGTCCAGTCAGCGAATACTCTGTCGCCAGCTAACTTAATAGTGCGACCAAAGTAAGGCACGTTGACTGTACCGATCGTTGCTGCCGGCAGCTGAGCAGCACGGCAGGTAAAGCGGAACTTTGTATCCGAACCTGTAGCTGCTGCTACGAAAGGCGGGATAGTTAAATACACTTCGAAGAGGGAAGGTCTTGCACCACCTGATGTAAGACCTCTTGACTTGAATGTACTAATATTGAAACCTGAAGCCATTTGTTTTACTCCTTGTCCTCTTATTTATTAGAACTGTCCGACGACTTCGGAGAATTGAACACCTGTAGCAACCGCAACGAAGTTCAACTGGATGTAGTTGATAGATCTTGCAGGCTTGATATAGATGTCTCCAACAAACTGGTTAGTATCAACAACTTCTGGCGTATTGTTTGTAGCGTCACAAACTACTAAGAAGTCTGTAATACCACGACGACCCTGTACGTCACGAAGATATGGTGTAACCAAGTTCTTAAACTGTGCTCTTGTGAACTCATCGTTGAATTCGAACAGTGTAAACTTAGCTGCAGTAGCGATAGCTTTTTCAAGAACAATGAACAAGCGACGAACATTGATATGATCGAAAGCTGATGGATGAGACTGTGCAGTCTTATCACCGAAGAGTACAGTACCTTGACCCTGTAAAGTTACTACCGGATTGATGCCGTTTGGATACAATAGATCTCTGTCAGATTTAGTTGGATTGTAACGTAGTTTTACAATGTTCTTGATCTGACCACGGTTTAGACCGGCTGGTGACCACCAAGGATCACGTGTGCTGTCTGTACGAGCACATAGACCAGCAATATCGCCGTTTGTAGGAATATAACGATATACATCGTTATAACGATCGTACTGATACTTGTAACCAGAATCGATTACTGCATAAGAGCTGCTATGTACTGCATTTCTCCAGTTAACAAGAGCTGTAGCTTCATTGCCATAGTTAGATGTTACTGCACCGTCGTCTGGAGTAATGAAAACTACACAATCTTTTCTATCTTCAACGATATTATCGATGAGATAGTTAGCTAACTGGAAGTTAGAAACTGTCATACCATTGACTACTGCAGAACCATTTGTTGGTTTACCCTGAAGAATCAATGAAACGTCTACGTCTTCTGCAGAAGCAAACATGTCATAACCATCAGTTAAAACATACAATGGAGCTGTCTGTTCTGAATAACCGTCTGTGCCACCACTAAAGATATAGCGAGCAACGTTAGCAGAAGTAGAATTTGCCAAATTGACTGCAGTATTTGAAGGTGCATTAGTACGATCACGAACTGACCAAACATACTGTGAATTCTGATTGATTACAGTCTGGTAGTAATTTGATTGACCGCCTACTGTCTTAGCATCTGTAGCACGAGATAAGTTCTGATATGTTTCAAGCACTGTGCCTGGAACACCAGTAAACTTACCTAGTCTATCAACGACTACAACGTGAACACCATCTTGAGCAGAAGTATTACCAAACTGTGCTTGATAATCTGTTTGACCAGGAGGTGTACCGATTACATCAAAGTATTCCCAAAGATGGTTTAATGTTGTATTTTGTGTCGTATTAGCGATGTAAGGCTGATTCAACATATAGTTGTCATAAGTGTAAATCGTGCAATAAGATGTCGTAGAATTTGTAGACATCGCGCTGTTACCAGCAAACTGCATATATGCAGTGCCGATAGAAGAATTGCCTATTGTTAGATAATCAGACTGTGCGAACTGAGTTACAGCATAGTTGAGATAAGCATTTGAAGCTGCTACGTTTGCTGCTACGTTACCCTGAGTAGATGTACATGTAATGATGATAGCATTAGAACCAATAGATGTAGTGAAAGTCAATGAAGCATTAGCATAAGTGCTGTTTACCTGACCGCCATCCATATAAACAGTTGAAATGTACTGTGATGTGGCATCGACCATCGATACTTTTAATGAATTACCAAGAGCACCTGGCCAACGTGCTACGAAGCGAGTATTCGCATCGAATGTGTTGATACCTGCTGCTAGATTATAGCTTAATTCAAAATCATGATGATTGATTACTGTTTCATTTGCCTGATTGAGAATTGCACCGTTGTTAGCTACAGCAGACATTGTACCAGTGTTTGGATTTAAAGCATTTGTAGTATTAGCAGTACGCACGACATATAGGCTATTAGTATAGCTCAAGAAGTTTGCTGCTGTGAAAAATGTTTCGGCGTTGTTTGAATTAGGCTTACCAAAAGTATTGACAAGCTTTGTTTCGCTATCGATTAGAACGCGTTCATTGACAGGTCCCCAATTGAAGACACCGGCAATAGCGCCCGTTGATGTAGCGACTGCAGGAACGACCGTTGTCAGGTCGATCTCAGTAACGTTAACGCCTGGGCTAAGTTGAAAAGGCATTTGATTTCTCCTTCCAGTGGAAAATGTATGCTATAGATCTGCGATATTTATAAAAACTCATTCTCTATATCAGAGACAAACATCCAGCTGGAGGGCAATTCGAGCTCTTCTCTATATTCTTCGCGGCCATCTACGACAAAACCTATAGGAAGCATCTCTTCCATGATCTCGTCTTCTGTCTTTTCACGAAGTTTATGTAAAGTATTTATGTCTGTGTATTCTCTGAAATACTGTTGATCTGAGAGCCATGCAAACAAAACTAAACCCATTACAAGGTCATCGTGTTTACCCTCTTCAGCTTCATAGCTTTGGCCCTTTCTCGAGAAAGTGGCCAGTTCTTCAATCGTATAAAAATCATTAATGATAAGTTGATTCTGTTCTACCAAAAGTTTTAAGATAGAACATCCTGAATTTTTCACTATCTTAGTAGTTCTGATACCCCAGTCGACACCGGGACCACCAGTCTGTGTGATTCTTTTGCCAGCACGACCTGCGCTTTCAGTCTGTAAGACGCCTTCATATTCATAGTCATAGTTGAGTGACTGCCCAACTTGTTCACCTATGTCATTGATTTCAACAAGGACAGTTGCATTGTTATAAGTCTTAGCCGTCTTATGAATCACAGCTGCATAGTCTAATGGGGTGATAGTATTGTTTCTGTAGACACATACCTGCTTATATGGCATCTGTGTCACGTCTATCACATGAAATGCTGAATAGTCAAGACCCTTGCCTCTTGAAACGTCCGCTATGATAGCATAAGCATGATTAGCTTGTACTTGTTCGTATTGATAGACACCGTTCTCTTTAAAGATAGGCATCTGAGGTACGAGTTCTTTTAGCTTCCAACCAGCAATAAGAGTACCAGAAGAACCCATAAACTCGACACAGTATTCTTGTTCAAACTTCTCTGTGTCGAAGTTCATAGAAGCTAGAGTGTCTTGCTTCCACTTCTCGTCTCGTCCGGGAACCGCATTCCACATGACTTGGATCGGATGATAGCCGTTCTTATTGTCTTTTGCATTAACCCATAGTGCATAAAAGTGATTGAGTCCGTTTGGTGTAGACACTAAAACTATCTTAGACTCAAGACCAGAAGAAATAGTAGGATAGACCGAAGTAAAGAAGTCTTCCCAGTTCTCAATGAATGCAGCTTCGTCGATGAATAGTAAGTTGATAGAATAACCGCGGATACCGTCTTTAGAAGTCGCTGCCGCAATAACACGCGAATTGTTTTCTAGTTCAAATGAACCTTTATTCCATTCTTTGACACCGTGCTGAAGCCAACGAGGCAAGTGTTCATAAGCTAATTGAACACGACCCAGAATTTCTCTAGCAGTTTCACCCTTGTTAGCCAATAGAGCAACTGTCTTGTCAGTATGAAATATGATGTACCATAGAATGAATCCGCAAGTAACGGTAGACTTACCTGCCTGACGAGCAGTAGCAATGATATTAAAACGATTCTCTTTCATAGCAATGACCATCTCTTTTTGATAGTCATATAATTTGAAGCTCACCAAACCTTCGTTGATGTTGATGATCTTCATATAAGTTTCTATGAAATAGATCGGGTCTTCAGAACACTTTATGTATTCTGAAACAAGTTCGGGAGTCCACTCAATGGCTTGGTTAGCTTTCTTGAGATTTCTATTACCGTTATAACCCTTAAGCTTGCTTAGATCCACCATTCTTCATATCCTGAATAACTTTTTGAAGGTCGGCTGTAGATCCAACAAAAAGATTGTTTGTCACCTGTTGTGCCTGTTCATTTGATGGTGCATCTGCTGCATCGATCTCTCTGATCTTCTTCTGAAGTTCGAGCAAGTCTTTATTGGCATCCAACATAGTTTTCATGAGTGTACTCAAGACTTCAAAAGCACGGGGATGTTGACTCTGATCTGCAATCTGAGATAACTTATCGATAGCACTCAATCCGTTCTGAATGACTTCATGAATGTTAGCTCTTGCTAATTCAAAATCATTCTTAGCACTATCATCATGTGCTTTTGCTACGATCGATTTTACTGCGTTATCCGTATTAAACGGTGTCAGGTTAAGCGCTTTGCCTAACGGATCATTGTTTGCGGTCATGTATCACTGTCGCCTTCTGTTATAATATAACCATAATCATCAGTCGCCAAAATGTCATAGGGACTTATAGATAATGATGCATTTGATGTGGGTTGACCGTTAGCAGTCAAACCCGGTTGAATATGAACATAAGATGAATAGTCTGTTATATTTACACCAGAAGCAGCATTTCCTGTAGGAACATAGAAGACAGTATTCGAGAAAAGAATGATAGGAGACTTCTTAACTGGTCCGTAGATATAACCCTTCATAGTAAAATCAAGAGTCCAAATGATAGCTTTTCTTTGTAAAAAGTTACCATCATAAGTGTCTTCTTGTGAAATACTATTCATGATAGTCGGAACATCCATAGTCACACTCATTTCAGGAATCAATTTGAGTGTAGTCGTAAAGTCCGGCGTAAAGAATGGTAAGATCTGTTCAACTATCTTCGTACCGTCTTCTGGATTTTTGACATATATGTACAGTCTAAATCCTATATTATAGGGCACTGGATTGTATTGATATTTGTAATTGTTATTAGACTGACCATTGGCTGTCGTGATACGACCTACTGTATTCAGCTTTCTAGCTGAATCATAAGCAAGATTTGTCATTTCAAATGACATAAAGGGTAAAGTAGGAGTAGCTGTAGGACGATCTATCGCTGGATCTTGAGTCACACGAGCTAGCATCTTTTCTTTTGGTGCATAAGTGATAGGTACTTTAATGACAGCAGTCAAATCACCATTACTATTTGTTCTGATAACTGAGATGTCATCAAACAGCGTACCAAATAGTGTGACATATTTTCTGATAGTAGAAAAGTAGAAGTTTTGACCGAACATTAGAAGTGTCCCTCACTGAACGGATCTACCTGACTAAAATCAATAAATCCATTTGATTCATTAGCCATAACGTCGTTAGTTCCTGTACCGATGATAGTATCAAGATTATAGTTTTCATTCATGATGAAATCACCGTTTTCATTTTGCAATAGATTGCCGAGAGTATCTCTCAATGCATAGTCTAGTTCATTAGTGCTATATTTTGTCTGTAATGAATCGATCTCTTGAATACCAGTTTCCATCAACTCGTCTGCGTATTCGAACAATTCACATGTCATTTCCCATGTCTGTAATGTTCCTAATTGATAGAACATCTCAAACTTATTGACAAACTTGATCTGAAAACATTTCTTATTAAGTGGGAAATAGATGAGATCGCCTTCGTTTGGACGAACTTGAGCAGTATAAGCGCCAATTTCTTGAGAGAAGATTCTCTGTGAAACTGAAAATATGACTTGGTCTCTAATTTCAAGACCAAACTTAGACATGAAGTTACCATCACCCGAAAAGCCGTCGACAGACTTAATATACATCTCGATATCATAAGTCTGCTTATAATATGACTGATCGTCTGAAGTATAGAGTTGGTCTAACTTTCCGATGTTACGTGGGATATAGATCATATCCTCTCCGTACATCTTAATAGCTTCAATGATCAGATTCTCGAGTAGAGACTGTTCACCTGAAGCCTGAAAGTTATTGAAATAGAAATTGGTTGCCATTGTTATCCGATCATATCGTGAACAGGCATACTGAAGCCAGAAATCATCTCTTGTTCCATAGCAGCACGTTCTTGACGCGCTTCATCGTAGATCTTTTGACCGTTGAATTTGAGACCGCCGGGCATCTGCATGCCATCAAACTTTTTAAGGTTTGTGCCCCACTGTTCTTTAATCAAGACTGTGGCATAGTTTTGAAGCCAACGCTCGTTATAACCCTTATTGAAAACTTCAGGATCTACGACTTGATAACATTCTAAAATTAGATAGTCGCCGACATTAACGATAGTCCAGTCCATGTCGATATAGCACTTGCCGATGATACGATTGTATCTTAACGGTTGTTGACCGACTAGAAACTGCTCAAGAAACTGAATGTGTTGAAGTGCCATATAGTAAGGCACCATACTGACAGATGTCAGAGTATATAGATCGTTCAATGCGATCTGATAGCGAATGTTAAAGAGGTTGTTAGTATTAAGAGCCTGACCTACAGGGAACATATTGACTACACCGATGATGTTGTCCGGCATAGTAATGTACTTGTTATTGATGTCCGCTGCAGTAATTTGATACTTGTAATAAGTCTTTTCTGCACCGTCGAAGTGATAGTCCCAGTAGTAGCTAATAGCTTCAGTGACACGATCTTCTACCTGATCGTCATCTACATTGATCTCGATCACTGGCTTTCCGAGCTTTCTCAAGCAATATTCTTTAAAGTCTGATCTTGAAGCAATTGCGACCATTTTTGAGCCCTATAAATATGTTTGTCTTTGTTATTTATCTTATGGAGATCTATTATGTTTCGCGCGATTTTGATCGCTTTTAGTCTAATAGTCACGCCCGTTATGGCTGACACACTTAAAATAATCGTGCCTTCTGAGAACGATAGTTATAATATAAATGCACGTATTTTAGGAAAGTATATTTCTAAGTATTTACCCAATCATCCAGACATAGTAATCCAAGCGATGCCGGGTGCTGCTAGTCTCGTAGCTGCCAACTATCTGTATAATGTAGCTCCAAAAGATGGCACAGTCATCGGTACCCTCTATAAAGAGATCTCGCTCATCGGTGTCTTGGGCGATCAAAACGTCATGTTTGATCCTGAAAAATTCACATGGTTAGGATCAAATGCTGACGGCAGAAAAGATGCAGTCATTGTATGGTGTAACGTATATGAACCCGAAATAATCGGTTCAGAAAACTATATGGGTGTGAATCCTGCATTTTTGGTTAAAGAATTGGCACATCTAGATGCTAAGATAGTGACAGGATATGCTACAACAGGAGCCGCAAGATTAGCATTTGAAAATAGAGAAGTAGACACTGTTGTCTATAATCTTATTGGCATCAAGACACAAAAGCCCTATTGGTTAGAACCAGGATCTGGCATCAAAGCTTATATACAGTTCGGAAATGGAACTACAAGACATCCTGAATATAAAGATGTACAAACACTAGCAGAAATGGTAAAATCAGAAGATGACAAAAAATTATTGTCTGTTGTAGAAGCAGGATATGCTTTGTTAAGACCATTTGTCGCTCCACCAGGAATTCCAGAAAATAAAGCAAAAGAACTAAGAGAAGCATTCATCAAAGCCGTAAACGATCAAGACTACTTGATCGAAGCTAAAAAGATGAATTTTGAAGTCAATCTTATAGACTATAAAGAAGCTTTAAAATTAGTAAAGTATGAGAGTTCAATCTCTGAAGATATGAAAGAAAGACTTAAAAAGTTGAACGAGGATAAACGATGATTAAACACGCAATCTTTCCTACTCTAATCATTCAGGATCAATATCCAAATGCATACGAGTTCAAACCCATATTTATGAATAAGTTAATGAAGTATATGACGATCGATGGGTTCTCGAGCGAATTTACCGGTCATGTCAATATACATCATGAAGAAGCCTATGCACCTCTATTTGTTTACATCAGTGAAATGATTGCAGAGTATGTCAGAGCTATCGGTATTGATCCTGAGATATTCGATATCAATATCATCAAGACATGGATGAACATTACTAAAGAAAGACACACTCCTTTTCATAATCATGAAGACGCTCAACTTTCTTTTACTTACTACACAAACATTCCAGAAAATCTAGAAAAGCCATTGGTTTTCTGTAATGCGCCTCCTCATAACAACGATCCTTATTATGGCATGATCAAGTTCAATGCTAACGAAACTAATAGATGGAACGAATACGATCACACATTTGTTCCGTCTGAGGGTGATCTTTTTATATTTCCTTCAACTCTGAATCACTATACAGTCGGGTATGGTACTGAAGAACGAGATACCGGTTGCAAACACGTAAGTGATCTATATACAAAGAGAGTTTGTCTAGCAGGAGACATTATTTTTACTTACAGAAAAAACATGCCTAGACCTACAGGAATTCAACCAACATCTAACTGGAGAATCTTCAGAAATGAAATACACAACGATCTATAATGATCCACATACAAGAGCTAGACTTACTCATCCTTGGACTTATTGGGACGATGCTTTTACTGAAGGTGAACTAGAAGCCATTCAGACATATTGTGAACAAGAACAACTTGAAAGAGGTACTACTTTTTCCGGAGATCAAGAACTTACTGAAAAAGTCAGAAAGTCAGACGTTAAGTTTTTCGGTAGAAATCCAGAAACTATGTGGATCTTTGATAAACTCAATTTTGTTATTCAAAGTATCAACGAGATGTATTATGGTTTTGATTTGAACGGTTATGATTCGTTTCAATATACTGTCTATAGATCAGAAGAATTAGGTCGTTATGATTGGCACATGGATATGGCTATGGGCCAAATGACAGAAAATATGGCTGAAACTCGTAAGCTTTCATTGACATTGCAACTAAATGATGATTACGAGGGCGGCGAATTTCAAGTATGCGATGGTAATCAAGAGACACCCATAGACGTAGATACAAAAAAAGGAAGGGCTATTTTATTCCCTTCCTTTATGACTCATAGAGTAAAACCGGTGACTTCTGGTATTCGTAAGTCTTTGGTAGTATGGGTTATCGGTCCAAAGTTTACTTAGGACCGGGTGTCAAATCTAAAGAGTCTTTGTATTTTTCAATAAGTTTCATCTCTTCGACTATTCTCTTCTTCATGCCATTAGGACCTAAACAACTTGAAAAATAATTAGACTTTTCTACGATATCAGAAAATCTTTGATCATAACATATCTTGGCGAGAAGAGGTTGAATCTTCTCGCCAAATTCTTTTTGTTCTTTTGGTACTGATACCAGAGTCTGTGAAGTATATATAAAATCAGGCATGTTTACTTCTTTACCAATAGGTACGTTTCTATATTTAAACGTTCTATCGGGACTACTCGTCACTAGTTGTTTTAAACCTACCACGTCTGCTGGATTAAAGATAGTAAAATCAGCTTCTTTTGTCAATACAGCCCTAGTAATATCAAACGGCTTTTCATAGACCAAGTCTTTTATGTTATCGATCTTATTAGTTTTTACAAGAATAGCTTTTAAAAGATTAACAGAACTTGAACTAGCAGTGTTTCCCATATAAACTACGGGCTTAGACTTGACAAACTTAATAAAATCTTCATAAGTTTCTATAGGTGAATCGGGAGCGACCTGAATAGAAAACGGTACGCTTGCCATTCCTTGAAGTGGTATTAGATCGTTGTCTCTATCATACGTATTACCGACAAAGTATCTGTTAAAAGTATAAGAAGAAGAACTATTCCATAACAGAATCGGTTGTGTTTTTCCAATAACTAAAGCTCTCTGATCAGCAGCTTCACCGTTAGCACCTATGATCACTGAAACTTTAAAGTCATAGTCTTTCTGCATTTCATTGAGCATATTCATAGCTTCTATAGCAAATCTGCCAGACGAAGTAGAAGGACCAAATCTAGTTACAATTTCTACTTGTTGACCAGCATAAGCCGGTGTCACTATCATCAATGCAAGCAATAACTTCTTTAACATTTTAACTCCATTCAGGTTCTATTTTACCAAGATGATATTTCTTAGAATAAATGAATTTATTGAGTTGATCTTTATAAACTATCTTATCATATTTTTGATATGCTTCTTGTCTCAATTCATTTAAGAAATCTTTACCAAAATGTCTACCTACAACAGTTTCCATCAATGTGAATTCTGGAGATTTCTTCTTGGGTTTTGGTGCAGCAAATAAAAGTGGATTATGATCTGGATAAATGAGATTACTATAAAGTCTTTCTAAGTCACCACCACTACTATGACCGTCTCTATTTTCTAGATAATAACGATCTATGTCTTCATTGAAGAAACAGAAATTCATATAGAACATTTTATCCATCTCTAATTTTTTCTTGATAACTTGAGACTGTCTTATGGGTATAAGTGGCATATCTCTTGACCAGAAAAAATCTTCAAAAGAAAATATATGATCTAATTCACCCGTATTAAAGTGCTTTGCACCGTGCATAGTAATATCACTAAATAAGAAGAATAGATTATCGTTTCTAATTTTTAAGATGGGTTTATCTACACCTCTTATCAAGGCCATTCCTGCTGTATCACGATTTATAAGATTGAGTGTTATGGCATGCATATAAGAACGTGGAAATATGGCAAAAACACGACTGTTTGTATGTGTCAGTCTTTGATCGCCGCCCATGTGACCAAACTTTTTGTTTACCAGTTGTTCATATAGAAAATTAGACAGATCTAAAGTGGTTATTTTAGTATTGGGACTTTGTTCTTTGATCTTTTTAAGATAGTGTGTCGTTGCATATTTGTATTCTAAGAAAGTAGATAGTTCTTCACTATTGTAAAGAACTGATTCGTCTATATTCTTGATTAGATCTGAGTGATGACACGTTATGATTTCATCTATAAAAATATTGTTTTTAAGAAAAGTATTCAGAACTTGTACTGAATCACTTCCTCCAGAAAAAGCTAAAATTAGATACTTGTATTTGTCTCTGAGTTGTTGTGCTCTATACGTATAGAGCTTATCTAAGCTAACATTTATTTCAGTATGCCAACTCAATGAATCGAACACATCATCGTTGAAATAGAAAGACATTCGACCAGAATAATCTCTTGTTCGAATCATCTCATCTAAAACATCTGTTCTTTTTACATATATACGGTCTTTATACAGATAATGACCAGTATGTGCATGTCTTAATTTCATATATATTTTTGAACCATTTCAGCTACTTCAGGGAATGTATTCTTCCAGTCTAATTTACGAATCTCATCGAACTTATTCATACGCTGTACAAAGGCTGATAACATCTTTGGATTTTCCGGAATATCCAACGTATTATAAAGATAACCTGTCGTCATCTGATAGTTGTCTCTACCGATATTAGAGTTTTCGTATTTTTGTATGGTTTCTAATTTAGCTTTTTTGGGTAACCACTTCATATCAAACATGACCGGCGAATTCAAGATACGTTGTCTGATTATATTATACCCCAAATCACTATAAAAGGGAACCATTCTAAACAAAGAATGTACTGAATATATGCCGACACATAGAGAAACTCTATCTATCTTGATGTTATTTTCTTTCATCAACTGCATATTGCGCTGGAGCTTATCCCACTTCGAAGGAAATCTGATATACTCATATCTCTCTTCTATATCGTCAGTACTTACAGAGATCATCGTACTTCCAAAGTGCTTAAACTTTGAAATGATGTTCTGATTTACCGCAAGAAGATTTGTATCGTATCCAAGTCTTATATTACCAGCAACACCATCAGCTATCAATCTATCAAGAAATTCGGCGTGATATGGAACTACCATTGGTTCACCACCGGTAATATAAAGTTCTCTAATCTGATATTTGATCTTCTCGTATTCTTTTAACCAGTTTTCAGATTCCCACCATTTTTTAAGATCTGCTTTATAGATACCGTTTTCTTTTCTAATTTCGTATGTCTCAGGACCTACACGAAACTTATTAGTACCCCATACTGCTTCTACGTCTTCGTACCAAAGTGTACTATAGAGAGGTTCACAGTGAATGCATTTTGCATTACAAAGATTACCAAAACGAATGTCTAAAGAAACTGGAATGTTTTTAATTGTGCCGTCTGACGACATACGAGAATCGGCTTCGTCTCTAAATATAAAGCCGTCTATACCAATGTTTCTTCTATTTTGTAGCGTGCGCATAGACTCAACATTAGCATCGTCTTTATCCCAACACATTCTACAAGCGCCGTGTCTCTGATCCATAGACTGCAGCAGTCTTATTTCTTTATGGATCTTACTATTCATTGCATCTTCTAGAGAATGTGTCATGATATTCATGACATTACCATCATCGTCTGTAGAAATGCCGTGTTCACCGATATGTTTTTCTGGATCACCCGTGAAACAACATACTTTAAAATTACCAGTGGTATTGATTTGAATATGTGACCAAGGAAGAGTGCAGAACGTTTTATCGGTAAACATTTATCTTATCGTCCTAAGTTCATTGTCGATAGTCTTATTAGTATCGACAGGCGACATACATTCGGATCTATATGGTGCTCTTATATTAGCTACGCGTTCATAGTCTGGATCAGCACATACTTTTTTCATGTCTTCTTCGAATGTTTTTTCAAAAGCTTCTCTTTCTTTAGGAATAGAGAAAACTAAAATAGAAGACAACGAGAATGCATCAAAACCAGACTGTCTAGCAGTCGGAGCATCAGGAAACTGAATTAACCTGTTTTCCGATGATACTAAGATCGCTTTCAGATTGATCATATCTGAAATAGTAAAGATTGTATAGTCTGATTCTTTGTTATTTAGTGCTAAAATAATTTCTTGTGGAGTCTTATAGTTGATGGTTTTAATTTTGTTTTCTAGACTATATTTCTTCATGAAAATGTCGTTCAAAATGACAGATCCTGGAGCAGTCAGAGTAGTAGAAAAATAAGACTCTTGTTTATTTTTGATTGAACTCACAAGATCATCGATATTTTTAATAGGAGAATCTTGACTAACCATCACAGCATAATAGTTTTTACCTATGCCAACTGTATGAATAAAGTCTTTATCTCTATCAAAACCTGGATTAACATTCAGAAGTCTATTTGTTGTAGTGACTGAAATGCCATTAAACATTACGACATTTTGTGTCTTTGCATCTGCTATAGCTTTTAGTGCAGAAGTATCACCCTGTGCTCCCGGGCTAACTACAAACTTATATTCTCGTTCTGTTTGAACTTTATTAAGAATTTGTGTGATACCTGCACCGATCTGTCCTCCAGATCCGGCTACAGGAATACTAGTTATGATTTCTACTTGTTCAGTAGCATAAACAGGACTGATCATCATCAGTCCTATAATAGTTTTAATTATCCCACGTAACATTCAATTCTCCTACATCATATACATTAGAAATGATCGTTCTATTTATGAGCTTCTTATCGTCTATTTTATTATACTTTTTAAACGTGTAATCTTGTTGTTCTTTTAGTACTTCTCTATATGTCGTATCATTAAAAAGTTTATCTAGAATCAATAATTCACCCGATTCTGTTATTTTTTTAGGTGCTTGATAAAATTGATCGTTCCAATAATGATATATGTATCTGTTATATTTTCTTGTGAAATAATAATCGCTCGGATGTCCCTTCATATTGAATTCAACATGCTTAGCTGACTTGTCTTGATTAAGCATGAACATAGCATAAAAATTAGCATCGTTTTCTAATGCTTTTTTAATGACATGTGATTGTTTTATAGGAATAAGTGGTATTTCAGGATTCCAATAAAAGTTTTCAATCGTATAGACATCACCTATTTGTTTTTTATTGATTAGCTTTGCTCCGTGCATAGTCACATCAGTAAAAGCAAACTTCAATCTATTTTTATTCATTTTTAAGTTAGGTTTATCGGTGCCTCTAATAAACCCTACTTTTGTTGGCAGATCTGTTCTAGTATTATTATAATGATGCTGATAAAAAGTTCTAACAAACGGAGTAGTCTGCGTTATAAAAGTCGTATTTATTTTTTTACCATCTATACCCATAAAAGAAAACTTCTTTTCTTTAACAGCATTTTGTACTGTATAATCAGAAGCATCTATCAATTTTAATTTTGTTTTTGGACTTTTTTCAACTACTTTTTGTAATACTGGCAAGACAGCCATTTCAAATTCTAGTAATGTTGCAAGATTACTATTACCTTTTAAGAATGCACGGTCGACTTTTTCTATGAGAGAATAATGATGTACTGTTTGAATTTCATCTATAAAAATATCATTCTCTAGAAAAGTCATCAGTATTTCATGAGAGTCAGAACCCCCAGAATAACTCAAAATCAGATAGTCGTAAGTATCACGAAGTTGTTGTGCTCTTAATCTATAGAGTTCTTTTAAAGAAATATCGGGTTCAATAGTCCAATCAATATAATTGAATACATCTTCATTGAAATAAAAGTATACTCTATTATCATCTTCGCTTATAAGCATATCATCAAGAAGATCTTCTCGATCTATATACATCTTATTATTATAAACATAATATCCACAATGCAAATGACTAAAAGATAACTTATTGCCAACACTCGTTATCTGTTGTCTGTTTGCTTTTCCTATAAGATGTAAGGGCATAAATCATTATGTATTAGAAGATGCAATATTTGCTTGAGGTAGTGGATTGATCAGTGTTTTTTCTGTACCGTCTTGATACTCGACTGTCACTTTAAAATAATGTTTTTCGAAAGATGGTGTATTGATAATTTCTGATAATACGGCTGCATAATAAGAATTGTTAGCATCATGAGTCGTATTCCAAAAAGCTTTAGCCACAGAATCATTAGCCAATGACCATGTCTTACGCATCGTATTAGCATCGATATTTTCATCTGAAAGTACGGCAATAAAACCTGGATAAGCCTGAACTACGTTGTTTTGCCAAGCTTTCCATGCATCAGTCTGAGTTGTATTTGCCGTCGATTTTACGTCATTCCATGATTGATTGGCGGTCTTATAAAAGTATTGGTGTACGTTAGCAGTCATTTCGTTTCTCCGTGACTCATGACTTTATTTATAGGTTCTGTCCCATCGAATGCCAAATAGTCTCTATAATCATTGTCTGTATCGATTACTGCGTAGTCTTTATATTTTGAGATGCTTCTATCCAATAAGTCTACGTATTGATTGAGTCTCTTTTTGTTTTCTTTTGTACTAACGATCCTTGATACTTCTTTGGCTGAAACAATCATAAGAATCTTTCTATGTCCTTTGGTATAGAAACTTGCATGCTTCTGTCTTAAATTATTCCAAGCAAAAGTATTAGTTTCTTCTTTCGGATATACTATTGGATAGTAGTCAGATTTATAGTCAGGTTTATCAATAGGATCGACTTTTAAGCTAAGAGATTGGACGGGATTATCATCATACAACATTATTCTGATGCCAACCGGCGCATCGATTTGTGATCCATAGTCTCTGTGTGCAGGCACGTCTTTATTAGCAGACCACATAAACCATTTAAAATCTGGTCGATCTATAAAAGGCATGTATTCATGAATCTGTTCAAAAAGTTCAGGAAACTGTGTATAGATTTCCGGTTGTTGATTATCAGACCAAATATCAGAATGTTTACCAGATACGCTTGTTATTTGACGGTAAGGTGACCATGATCTTTTTGTTGCTTCATCACTTAACATATCTGCTTTTATCTTTACCGCATCTTTTGATTTAGTAAAGAAAAATTCTAAAAATCTATCCATACTTTTTGGTTGAATGATAGGTATAGCAAACGGAAGTAACAAATACTTGCCATAAGTCTGTTCAAAATCTGTATAGGCATCTGATTCCCATGCCCATTTAGCGCTGTTAGCTCTAAGCTCACGCAGATTTTGTTTTGACTCTACGAGTTTGTTTTCTTCGTCTATCGTTACTTTTGGTTCTTCCATCTTTATCTCTCATAGATTTTAATAGATCTAGATATGTATCTCTATCACCAAAAGTAAAGTTAGGATTGTGAGGCAACACTTTGCTATGTCTCAAAATTCTTAAAGTGGATACATATTTGTCACTATACTGATATATCATTTTTGGTCTATATTCAAGACCATACAATTCAGACTTACACTTCTGTATATCTTTATAGATTGGAAAATCTCTGATCATAGCATAACTTATTTCAGGTGTATAATTGAAGAAGTAGTGTGTATTATCTTCACCTAATATAAGATCATTGTAGAAATCCCACTCGTTGGCACCTACATTGAATCCACCTTTTTCTTTTTCATCGATCAGATGTTCACCCATTACAAATATGCCGTTTCTATCTTTTGCATATTGACCTATGATATACATCGCGACTGAATTATGACCAAAACCAGAACATTTTACTAGAATTTCATCGTAGTAATGATGAAGCATATCAGCTTCTGTCTTTTTTATAATGACGGGTTCTTTATTATATTTTTTACAAAACTTATAAGCATAACTCAATTCTAATTGATTACCCGGCGTTTCTATTACGACTGGTGTATATGGGACATACTCTTCATCAAATATACGACAAACATATTCTGAATCTAAACCTCCACTAAGACCAATATAAAGAGGTTTGTTCAAATTGGTGATAGTTTTGACTACATTGATAGAAGCTTCTTCGAAAGAAGTATCTAGTTCCCATTCATCGATCTTTGTCAATGTGACTTTTAAGTCAATACCAGTATCTTTACGTTCTACAATGTTACTTGTTAGCCAATTTTTGTATGTCGCCATCTAAACCCTGCCATGTACCAAATATCATATCCCAAATAGGAAAAAACACACCATAGTTTTTAGAAGGCGTTTTATGATGAATAAGATGCCATTGTCCACTCGTTATGAATGGATATAAATTAAACTTAGGATTGTGTTCAATTGATTCTTGAATCAATGCTGCCCAAATATAATAAAAACCAAATAGCCACCATTGCCCTGTCATCCAAGCTAAAATTATAGTAGGAATGACTTCAGTAATCCATTGATCTGCTGTACTTTTCCAACTGTCAAAATATAAAAATAAGTTAGTCCAATGTAATCCACGTATCGTGGCCTGAGAAACTTGTTTATGATGATCACTATGAATCTTATTGACATAAGGAAGTACATGCACTATTCTGTGCATACAGTATACCACAAATGTCCACAAAAGAAAATAGAAAACATACATCATGGGGTTGATAATCTTTCCGTGATATAATATCTTTTCGTTTGAAAAGCTTGTCTCTTGTAAGCTATTCTTTTATCGATCTTAAGAAGATTGTTTCTAAACAATTTATATATTTCAGAATCTTGCTTATTGACTATAAAGTTATCTCTCTCACTGATACAAGCTATTACAGATTTTTTAGATTTGTGTCTTAAAGGATTTTTCAAATCATACATCAAAGTATTCACGATCGTGATATAATGTTTTTGAAAATCATCATGAGTCATATTTTTTTCAATTTGTACGTTCTTAATATAGAACTTTAATAAAATATGTAATTGTTTTCTTATAATAGCTTCAGCATCTGGATGAGCATAAAAATTAACTCGTTCTAAGTTTTCATCTTTAAAGTTTGCCCCGTAGTCTGTTACTGAAGCATCGTTGAATTCAGTAAAAAAGCTATTTTTAAAAGAGTCAATATTCAATCTAGGCTTATCGGACCCCATGATATAACATGCTTTTTTTTCATTATTAGGTAAGACAAACTTTTTAAGATCATACCAAAACAGATTGTGAACACTAATCATTGGACCTAAGAATTTCATATAATCATCAGAATAATCTTTGATCAATGAAAAATTATTAGGATTATCGAAGTTTAATGAGTAATCTTTGACTGTAATTTTAGTATTAGGAAGATCTAAAGTTTTTAGAGTAGGCCATACATTATGATAGATGTCTCCGTTATGATTTGAGTCATCGCCTCTAGCCGAATCTTGAGAAAAAGCACCTACTAATAAGATCTCATCGATATGAATTTTATTGTAATAGAAAGTTTCTAATATAGTCGTAGAGTCAACACCTCCAGACCAACACAATATCACGTATTCGTATTGATCTCGAATTTGTTGAGCTCTACGAGTATATAGAGTCTGCAAATCTTCGATTGGTTCTTTAGTCCATTCTACTTTATCAAACTTGTCATCATAATAATAGAACAGCTTTGTTTTAGAACGTGTAGATAATAGAAGATCATGTCTATTATCATACACGTTGTTTTCGCCATCATAATAATAGATGTCATCAACTAATTTTTGACTATATTTCATAACTACTTAGTAGATTTATCGATCGTTACTTTCTTTAACAGATTAGCAATATCATCGTCTGACATAGCACCACCACTAGTATCCATCGACGTAGGTGTAGGTAGAGTGATAGATGTAGATTCGGGTCCAATAGTTTTTGTAACTTTTGCATTTATCAATGGTTGAATATGCGAAAGTGAAGTGTCAACATTTGGATCTGCAATTTTTTCATGCATTATAAACCACTGAACCGGAGCATGTAACATAATGTATTTTTCTAATTCGCCGTCAGCAGGTGCAGGTACTGGAAGATTTATGTTATAATCAGTTCTGCATCTTTCTGGAGATCCATCAGACAGTTTATTAGTAATATCTGGATCAACAGACAGCTTTTCTTCTGTCAATACGTCAGTAAAAAATCTAACGACTATAGAGTGTTCTTCTGGAAATACTTTAATGATTTTGTAGTGAATGTCCATGTCTTTTTACCTTAGCTAATTGGTCCGTTACGTGTACCCGCGCTTACGTAAACTATGTTTGAATTGCCTGATATTGCTGGACCCTGTGATCCTGCAAGTCCAATAGGACCGGGCGAACCAGGAGAACCAGCAGGTCCTGTCGGTCCTGTACTACCCGGTGAACCCGGTGATCCGACAGGACCAGTAGGTCCTGTCGATCCGTTACCACCACCAGCACCACCAGCACCGCCTACTGTGTATAGATCGTAAGTATAACCGGTGAAGACAGGAGAACAACCCTTAGGAGCAGGAGCATAGTGAGCTGTCGCACGAGCGTTACCATTACCACCATTACCTCCAGAACCATTTATAGCACCACCAGCACCACCAGCACCTCCATAACCCCAAGCTGCGCCGCCACCGCCCGGTGATGAACCCGAAGCCGGCGCACCGCCGGATGCATAATAATTAGTCGCAGGATGATATGTTGCTATCGGTGAACAACCCTTTGGTGCAGGTGCATAAGTCGTATAGGCCGGAATAGTTACAAAACCACCAGACCCACCAGCACCTGGAGAAGTCCAACTTGCACCACCACCGCCACCAGATCCAGCGATCGTATACATTAAAGCAGAACCCGGTAAATAAAAGCCTGGGTTATAGAAACCAGCGCCGCCACCGCCGCCGCCTCCACCACCTCCGATGCCGCCCGGACCACCTGGACCACCTGGACCACCCGGACCACCAGCACCTCTTGGACCACCAGGACCGCCAGGTCCGCCGGGACCGCCAGGTCCGCCGGGACCGCCAGGTCCGCCAGTTCCACCACTAATAGTCGTCGTGTTATTCAATACAGTAATAAGACCCGATACTGTATCTGCTTGAAAAGCGATACCGCCGTTACCTCCCGGCGCGCCAGATCCACCCGCAGTTCCTGCACCACCGGGACCACCAGTACCACCGGGAGTTCCTGCACCACCTGTACCTCCAGGACCACCAGTACCACCCGGAGCACCCGAAGAAGCTGCGCTACCTCCATAACCGTTTACTGGTTCGCTTGGATAATTAGCCCCCCAACCCTGATAATTTACATAAGCACCAGCACCACCGGCACCTCCATAACCGTATGAACCAGTAGAACCAGTAGAACCCGTAGCACCCGGAGAACCCGCAGGACCGGGAGAACCAGTCGATCCCGGAGAACCCGGAGAACCTGGAGAACCGGTATTACCGGTCGGACCAACACCACCAGTGATCGTGTTTGAATTTTGAATATAGAGCCATGTACCCGGAGTCCAACCTGTACCAGTTCTAAAAGCTGGATTCGTATTAGAAGAAGAACCAACTGAAGCGTTGATAAAAGCTAATAGATTCAACGGATACGTAGGACTGTTTGCCTGCGTATACAAATTAACGTTGTTAGCAGCAGAAGATATGTTAACGATCTGTGTTGGTCTAGGAATAAAGGCTACAAACATTTGATTACCTTACGTCCGGTAGATATGATCCGTACAAGTTTGTACCATCACTCATAAATGTAAAGATGTCTTTTTTATTAGCACCAGTAGAAAGAACTGGAGAAACTCCAGCTGTCCACTTGAATACAGAATTCCATGTCAATGTACGACTTCCTGTGGCGTCTTGATTCACATGTAATATATATGTTCCTACTTTAAGATTTGAGGGAGCAGCCATAGTTCTATTGCCTCCCAATGTTACATAAGCTATTTGACCAACAGAAGTATCCCAATTGATAGTCGTACCGTCAGCGAGTGTCTGAGATAATACGTTTGCTTGTGCTGAAGAAATGGTACCGGTAAACATACCGTTCGACATACTTACGACGGAAGAATTAGCTATAACATAAACAGTACTATTACCAAGATTTAATTTAGAAGTGTCTAAATAAACGTTAGCTCCAGCAACGAGCGCAGTAGTATTGATAGAAGCTACGCCGACTGTAATAGCAGAATTTGTAGATACGGAAGTAGAATTGATACTAACGTTGACAGAAGAATTACCAATTGTTATATTGGTTGGTGTGATCGTAACGTTGCCTAGATTAACGACCGTAGAATTTGCCGAAAAAGCCGTATTAACGACTAATGTATTTTTGACTTTAAAATTGACGTCTGCCATTGGTTCACTTTCCCCTGTTGGCTATTTATGTTATTTATTTGACATTAGGTAAGAATGATCCATAAAGATTGGTACCGTCTGAGACGAATGATAATACGTCATGTGCTGATGCGTTAGTAGTTAATACTGGGGCAACACCAGCTGGCCACTTAAATATCGAGTTCCATGTAGCAGTTCTACCACCAGTCGAGTCTTGATATATGTGAAGAATATAAGTACCGACTTTCAAGTTAGAGGGTGCAGAGAAAGTTACGTTGGCTGTCAAAGTCACTGTAGCTATTTGACCGAGTGAAGTATCCCAAGTCTGAGTAGCATTAAAAGTCAGTGTCTGTTGAAGCGTATTAGCTTTCGAAGTATTCACAGTGCCAACGACATCGAGTGTCGCAGCTGGTGATGAAGTACCGAGACCTAAGTTGCCGTTTGCAACGTGATATGCTGCAGTTCCAATAGATAAAGTATTTGTAGAAAGTACAATAGAAGTAGCATTGATAGTATTTGCTACAATAGAACCACTAAACGTAATTGTATTTGTAAACGTCTGTGTATTAGTCCATGTATACTGAGCAGCAACGTTTACTGAACCACCACCGCCACCGGATACAGTTGACCAATATACGTTACCGCTACCATTAGATGTAAGTACTTGACCGGCTGTACCCTGACTGCCCGTCGAATCAACGATACCCTGTGTAAATGTTACGTTACCCTGTAAGTATGTTGTACCGTTGACTGACAATCTAGTCGTCGGTGCGCTGTTACCAATACCAACA